GTTCAATGACATACTCCAACGCGTATCCATCCTGTTTGACCGCCGCAAGACAGATCTCCGGAGTCTGTTCCTTGACATACTTCAATACCCATCCATTTTGTTTGACGGCAGCAAGAGCATCATCACCTGAAAGATTCTTCTTCTCTTTAATTTCGTTCCACTTCTTAGCCAGCTTCTTAATGTCCATCTTCGCTCTCCTTTGGCTTATCGCCTCAATCAATCAACACCTATAGTATACAAGATAACCAGCGAGTAGTCAAGCGACATTCTAAATAAATTTGTGGTTTTCTTTTCAGACAATTCATAAGTCTAGGGGATTCAATGACTTGCGAGAACATAAAAACTTCAGTCGATCCGGAATGGAATGGCATTCTGTCTAAGGTAGCTAATTCGTTGCGCTGGCGACCATCAACAGACGTATCGCTTCCATCCTCACAATACGCGCTGAATGAGTATTTGACAACCATTCAGATCGAGACAATCAATCCAAATCCCGCTAACGACTTTGGTTCATCACTTGACGTATCAAATGGATTCGTGATTATTGGCGCACCTTCCATACAGACATCATATCTTTACAAAGTATCATTTCGCAACACATATACACAAGTAGCGGAATTTTCATCCGACGATACCAACTTCGGCATTCAAGTCCGTCTATCCGAGTCTCTAATGGTCATTCAGTCTGATTCTGCTTTGCACATATTTACTGGAAGCGGATCATCATGGGAAAATATAGGCACGTTGTCAACTACGAATCTGCAAGATTATGACGTATTCCAGAACCAGATTCACGTAGGTTATAGTAATCAAGTATTCGTCTATGAGGTAAACAATCGAAGCATTGATCAAATTCAGACCATCATTCCGCTTGATTCAAGATCAACAGACAACTTCGGATACCGTCTGCGCGTCGATGATCATTTCCTTGCCGTCATTGAACAGGAACGAAGAAATTGCTATGTGTACTATCAGCCGGAAAACAATAGCGGGATTTGGATCGAACAAGATCGCTTTTCGTCTGGAACATTCTCCGATTCGTTTGGGGAGAAGATCGATATTGACGGGGAATGTAAGCGGGTAGTCATATCAGATTCGAATAGCGTTCACGTATTTGACTACACACAAAAAGCATTTCGGCAGAACTACGATGGTATTTCCTGTCCGGGCGAAGATTCTACAGTAACGACATTCCGCAATGTAACACCAAATTCATTATCTATTGCTTTTCAAAACGTGATTACCTGTCCATCATGTGACTTCGACTTTGACCTAAATGACACCTATTGTCTTGAACAGCTATCATCGGACGTATGGGCATATCACAACGGGCAAGATGACGAAATCAAACTGTCACTAACTTCAACCGGAACTAATACAGGGACGTATCTACTTGAGGCAAAAGCGGAATCACTAAGGGCATTTCGTGGGCAGGGAACGTTTGATGTATCGTCCGGTCTATTTGTCTTTTCGTCTGTTGCATCTACTCTCAACAAAGCCAATTGCACGTACTACGGATCACAAACCAATAGCGCATATGATGGTTCTGCTACCGTCACTCTATGTTGTCCTGAATTTGAGGATGATCTTGCCAGTGACGATTTGATCTATCAGTTTTCGTTGACGGAAACAATCACCGGGTCAGACAACTTCGGCAAAAATCTATCGGTACACGGAACAAATCTAATGGTGGCGAATGATGATACGGTATATCATTATATCCTAAACCCGAATCTAATTGCGTCTACCGTCTGGAATACATACAAGAACACAGCCACATCGACATCGTATACGCCTATCATCGGACAATCATTGAAAGCCACCGATGATCTATTCCTCATTGGTATTCCATACACCGAAGACAATGAAGGTAAGGTTCATGCGTATACGTGGGAAATGACGTATGCGCTTCCTAAGAACGGATGTGATGCGCTTATCCATATCGTAGCTTCTGATTGCGATACTACAGTAGAATCGATTGATATTGACGTTGCTGGTAATGGTTATTCTGATTCATCCGAAACACCAAAAGCAATCATTGTAGGCGGTTGCGGAAAACAGGCAAGAGCTAATCCGATCATCAACAAAGGGCAGATCACAGACTTCAATATCGTATCTAAGGGTTCGGGATATGATGAAGTGTTGCCAGACCTGTATCAGCTATTGTCTACGGCTAATACGTACAACCAGCTTCAAGAGGAATTTCGAGACAAGACAAATGACGATATAGATGACAGAATCAACGTGGATCAATCATTCGACGATACAGAATATACGATCACAATAGTATCGAATCAGATTGACTTAGTTAATTATCGCGCGGGTGATATTATCAAGGGGGGTGTTACAGGAACCGAATCAACCGTAGTATCGTTTTCTAAGAATAGAACACTAGCAACGGTTATAGTAAATAACCTGAATGGTCGATACAGAAAAACAGAACACACCACAGATAGCTTTCATACAATCGTTACTGGTGGTTCTGCATCGTCATCATTCGGACAAAAACCAGATCCTAAATTGTTCTATCGTGGCGAACAGGGAATTGATGAAAATGGTAATGTTGTCTATGTCATCCCAAATCAAACATTTCCACAAGATAACTTCTCTCCATTTTTCGGATCAATCACGAATAGCAGAACTCTAATGGATGATCTTGAACAGGTGATAGAGGATTCACTGGATGATAAGATCAATACTACAGAAGTTGGATATGATAATCTAATGAATGACTTGGATCGGATCAATAATCTACTTGAAGAATACCCATATCAGGATCATCAGTTCTACCGTAATGCTGTTGATCGGATCAATGAATTGGAATCAGTTAATGTTGTTAGTAGTGGTAACAGTGATTACATTGACTATTACCTTAACCAATATATCACTTGAGTATCAGTCTAAATACTTGTGGTTAAAGAGGATAAGGTTATTATAGAATCCACCTCATAATATTGAATACTTATCTTGATGTTTTAGTTAATTCCTCTTTCATCATTACCGATTTTTGAAATCTTGTCAAGTCCAAAATGGGTCAAAACAGCGATTTCAAGAAAAAAAGTGAAATTTATACTAAGTCTCAATAAGGATGAATCGTGGCTAAGTACAAAGACATTGACCTTAATTTCACACCTAATCCAGTAACAAAGGATGCGTGTTCCGTGAAGGATGAACGCGCCATTGTGCAGTCGATCAAGAGTATTGTCCTATATGAGTTGAGGGATTTCCCTTATGAACCTCTATTGGGATCGACCGTAAATGATGCGCTATTTGAGATACCGGACGAAACCACTTCGCTTGATATTCGAGATACGATCACCACAGCATTAAATACGTATGAGACACGAATCATTTTGGATGGTGTGGATGTTGTAGCTTTGTCGGATGAACGCGCTTATCAGGTCAATATCACATATTCACTCACAACAGATAGTCAAATTAGGGAAGTTGGTATTTTCCTAGATCAGAAGGGTTAAAACAGAATGACACAGCAAATTAAGGTATCCGATACATCATACGATGGCATTCAGGAATCAATCAAGACGTTCTTTCGCGGCGAGTCTGATTATACCGGATTCGACTTTGATGGTTCTGCTCTATCACTGATTACGAAGGTTCTAGCGTACGCGACCTACTATGATATGTTCTATGCGAATGCTGTAGCGAATGAATCATTTCTACAGACAGCACAGGTTGAATCTAATGTATATCGCAAGGCGCTTGAATTTGGATATCTCCCACGAAGCATTAAATCCGCAACCATAGAAGCAACGGTGACGAACACAAGTGGAAGTCAAGTTGTGTTAACTCCAAACGAATCTACCTTCAACACCGTTTTTGACAATGTAACGTATGTGTTCACACCAACGGAACAAGTCATCATCGATAATGGATCGAGCGAATCCGTTACTATGCGTGAGGGAACAATCAACAGTCAGACATATGTATACAATGCTTCGGTATTCGATCAGAGGTTTGTAATTCCGGATACTAACGTAGACACGGATTCAATCGTCGTATACACACAAGCCACATTGGAAGGAAGCAAGACATATTATGAGTACGCAGCAAATTTACTTGATGTTGATTCGTCTTCAAGCGCATTTTTTCTTGATATGGATTCTGGACTATATAAGGTCTATTTCGGCGATGGTGTTATTGGATCAAGCCCTAGCAACAATGAGTTTGTAACGATCAGCTATCAATCGTCTAATGGTGAAGACGCAAACGGCATATCAACACTAAGCGGCGATTCTGGTTTGTCTGTAATGGTTACTTCAAATTCGAGTGGTGGTACAGATAAAGAGAGTGTGTCAAGTGTTCGATTTAATGCGGCGAATGCTTTTTCCGCACAGAATAGAGCAGTCACGGAATCAGACTACAAGACGATCATCGGAAATGTATACAGCAACATCGAAACTATCAAGGTATGGGGAGGGCAGGATAACGTTCCAGCCAAATATGGTCGTGTATTCGTATCGATCAAACCAAACGGCAGAAACGATTTGACGGATGCTGAAAAGGGAATAATCACAACAGAGCTAAGCAAGAAGGCTATGTTGGGTATTGATATCGAGTACACCGACCCGGAATATATTGGTGTTGACGTTGTATTGAATTTGAAGGTAGATGGATCGTTATCTAAGAATAGTAGATCGTCCATCCTATCATCGGCAGAATTAGCCGCGACGAATTACGGTGATAATACGCTAGAGAAATTCGATGCCGATTTGATCTATAGCGACTTGCTTGAAGCTGTTAGAAATTCGGATACTGGAATCACAAGCGCAATCGCCTCATTGGTTCTATCAAAGACAATTGAACTTGACTTTACGAACCCCACCACATACACAACTTACTTCGGTACTGAAATATATCGGTATGGCGAGAATGACAGCGTATATACCGATACCTTTAGCTATCTGGATTCAACAGGAAGTTATGTCACATCCTATATTCGAGACAATGGCGGTATCCTTGAAATTGTATCAAACGATGGTGATTCAACAAAGACGCTATTTGACAATATCGGCACAGTAGATTATACTAATGGTATTGTAGTAATTCGAGACTTTACCGATAAGGCACTGAGTCAAGACGAAATCAAGTTGTATGTTGTTCCGGGCAATAACGGAGTAAGCGATGTTTCCCCGGTAAATAATCAGCTACTACAGATTTCAGATGTGTCAATCGTTGCTTCGAGCGCATAGGAGAAATATAGACGTTGAACAATCATCCGATATACAAGATCGTTCGCAACCGTTTGCCAGATTACATCAACGCAAACTATGAATCCTTTGCACAGTTCATCGAAGATTTTTATCGGTGGAATGATACGGAAGGTCCACGATCAGACTTAATGGAGCTATGGGACGAATACCTAAACATTAACGAATGCCCGGAAGCATTTGTTGACTACTTCATGCAGCAATACGCCAATAAGCTGCCCCTATCCACAATCGGAAACCGCAGACTATTTGCCAAGCATATCAGGGACTTCTATCGGGCAAAGGGAACGGAACGCGCATACGAACTACTATTCCGTTTGCTTTATGGCGAAAACGTAGATATCTATTATCCAAAAGATGATACAGCAAAGTCAAGTGATATTGCTGCTACGAAACGATGGATGGTTGCGTTTGAACCTAGTGTAGATTTGTCATCTCTTGAGAATACACTAATGGTTCAGGGAGACACAACAGCTTATCTAAGGTATGTCTATCTATCAAACACACACTACTATGGAATTATCGAAAATCTATCAGGCACGTTTGTTGCGGGTAGTCCTATCACAATCGGATCGGCAACAGAACAAGTAACAAGTATTATTACTGGGGCTACGATAACTGACGCAGGAACCAATAACGGACTATATGACATTGTAACAAGCAGTGAGGATAGTACATTTCTGTTTGTATCGTCTACCTCTAGTGGTCCGTTGAATACGTATACGATCAATGACGGTGGTTTGAACTATGTTGCCGGATCGAGAATTTCCGTTGACGGTGGCGCAACGGCTATCATTCGCGCGATAGATGGTTCCGGTACAATAACGCTAATCGAAATAGAGGATGGTGGTTGGTATTCATCAAATGCCGATAGCTTTACTGTTGAATCCGCTTTTGGTACTGGGGCTGATATTACATTTAGCGGATCGGATGTAGGAAAGGTCGAATCTGTTGTTGTGGCAATACCCGGATATGATGTTAGCGACGATACGTTGACATTCACAGGAAACGCAACAGGAATAGCGGATTTTGGCACTGCATTGCTATTGCCCACATACGAAAGCGGAACAAGAGCAAGCGACGATACGCATTTGCTGGATAGCTTTTACTACCAAAACTATAGTTATGAATTGCGGAGCGAACAGGATTCATCTAAATATAGAGAAGCCGTAAAGGAAGTATTACATCCAGTAGGATATGAACTATTCTCAGAAAGGATTGTGTAATGAAGACGTTTTCAGAGTGGTTGAACGAAAGTATATCCAAAGAAGACCTAAAGGAAATCCGCGATGTGCTAAAGAAAATGGGATACAACAACCGAAAAGTTGGTGTGTCTGGTAAACGCGGAAATCTAAAGCTAACAATTAAGAGTGTTGGTATCAATGCGGATGAATTGAAGGACAAGGTTATCAAGTATCAAAGTATTAGCCGCGATTATGCCACACAGGAAATTCTTGCTGGCGGTAATACGTTTGTAAATGTTGAATATGATTATGACCTTATAAGATCGGTTAGAAAAGTGGTGGAAAAGTATGTCACAAAAGACCTTATCCGTTCTGGCAAATCATTCAAAATCGGAAATCTTGAAGTAAGTTTCCCCGGCAATGATAACGGTGTTTCTGTTAATAAGAACGCAACCGGCAATATGCCCGGAAAATACTATGAACGTTTTGAGTGGGCAATCGATCCAATCGCCACCGGACTAATGGCAAACAAAAAGCTAAAGACCATTTCCGCCATCGAATCCGCTTTGAAGAAGGCATTTAAGTAGCAGAACATATCCACAAAAGGATAGTATATGAAGACGTTTAAGGAATGGCTATATGAAGCAGAAGGGGAATATGAGGGAAGGAAGGTAACACTCAATAAACCATTCCGCACACCAAACGAATCCAAGAAATTTGGTGTGTATGCGCGTAACGATAAAGGCAATGTTGTTCTTGTTCGTTTTGGATCGTCTGAAATGGAAATCAAGCGCGACGATCCAAAACGAAGAAACTCATTTCGTGCTAGACATGGATGTGATGACGATCCGGGTCCGAAATGGAAAGCAAAGTATTGGTCTTGTAAGATGTGGCAATCGGACAAGTCAGTTAGTGATATGCTAAATTAGGAGATTTGAAATGAAGACGTTTAAGGAATTCGCTGAATGCCGGTTAGACGAAGCAAAGAACCCGGATAAGTATAAGGAAGTATCGGCTATTGCTAAGAAGGTGATGAAAATTAACTCCCTCAAACCAAAGGGACGCGATGATGATGACTTTTATGAGGTCCATGTTAAGTCAATCGAAGATGCCTTGAAAATGGCTTACGATGCTGGAGCCAAAACAACCTAGATATAAGTAGACAGGATTAGCCATTGTCAGACTATAGCACAAGTCTTTTACTACAGGACATTAAATCTGGACTAGAAGACAATGCATACGTTGGAATAGCACGAAATTCAGAACCGGATGATTCGTTCGGTTCTGAATCTGACATTCGTGATAGCCTTTCTGAGCTATTCAAGATTCTTCCCAATGACGTTCTATACATGACAGACAAGAATACGTGGGAAGCAAGTACAACATATGATGTGGGTGACTTGGTTTTGAATAGTGAGTACCGGGTATATTTGGTTGTGGTATCAGGCGGGTCAACGTCTACAGAGCCTCTTGGAAAGGTGTATGACGCATCTAATTTCGGTGACGGATACCAATACCGTTACCTATACACTATTCCACATACGGATTATCGATATATCAGTGACAGCTATATTCCTATTAGGACATATACCGAATTTGAAGACCGCAATCAAGACTTTGGAGATGCTGGACACTGGAACGATGAATCGGTTGATCTATTGAACATTCCGACCAATCTTTATGTTGCATTGGATAAGGTCATTCCAAACCCGACAGAACAAGATGTATATGCATATGGTTTGTTTAGTGGAATGGAAACCGAAATATCAACCCCTGCAACAGATTACTACTATGACGCGGCGACGAGGTTGACAATTTCGGATGATGACTTTAACCCAAATCGAATTGTTCCCGGCACCATACTTACACAAAAAGGATCGGGCGCAAGCGGAACTATTCGGAATGTTGACGGCAATTATATCTATCTAACTGATATCGTTGGGACATTTGTTGATGATCGTTTTTGTGTTACTGAAAGCGGATACACATTCTTCTGTAGTGTTGAAATAGAGCCGGATATTGATTCTGCAAGCGGCGATTATGAATACTCAAAAGTCACCACTGTTACAACTCTAAATAGTAACAGCAAGATGCGCGTAAGGCTTGTATTGGAGGCATAGCTTTGAAAGAAAAGGATAATCAATGCCACTAGATAAATCGGTAAGTCCATACCACGATGACTTTGATGCAACGAAGAATTTCCTTCAAGTGTTATTTCGTCCGGGCTATGAGATTCAAACCCGCGAACTAAACACCCTACAAACAATGCTTCAAAATCAGATCAAGATCAACGGGGATTTCGTATTCTCTAATGGTTCGAGTGTGGTTGGTGGCATTCCTACCTATGACAATCAGGCAACATATATTCGTCTTGCGTCATTTGTTGGCGACACTAGCGCATTTGTTGGTAAGGTAATCGTCGGACAAACTTCAGGCGCAAAAGCCAAGGTCATTCACGCAGTCGATCAGGAAAATAATACCCGATACTCAAACATTACCGATCCGTCAACTCTATTCGTCAACTATGAAACGGATACAGCATTTTCTAAGGGCGAAACCATTGAAACAGAAGATGCAGTATCTAGCGCAACAATCAGCAATGAAACCGTTGCCGCAAACGCCGGATATGATACCTTCGGAAACGCAAGCCTAGTAACTATTGCGCCGGGAATCTTCTATGCGAATGGCTATTACATTCAAGTAGAGAAGCAAGTTATTGCACTTGAAAAGTACAACACAGTACCATCATATAGCGTTGGTCTACAATTCACCGATTCCTTTATAACTCCGGAAGCAGACAATACGCTATATGATAATGCTACTGGAAGCGTGAACGAAAATCATCCCGGCGCACATCGATATAATGTTGAGTTGGTCCTAACAAAGAAAGCGATTTCCGGCGATTTGACTACGGCTAAAGGTGCTGATGGATCAACCGATATTAGCATTACCTATGGATCGCCGGAAAATGAATCAGATGTTGAGCAGAATTCCGCAAGTGGGTTCTTCGAAGTCATGCGCGTTGTCGATGGCGAAGTGGTCAAGCAAAGTGTATATCCTCAATTGGGGGAATTGGAGAAGATTCTTGCGCGTAGAACCTATGACGAAAGCGGAAACTATACGGTTCGACCTTTCCCGATTTCACTTGAAGAAAACACCGATACCACTATCAAAGTCAAGCTAGAACCCGGAAAAGCCTATGTCAAGGGATATGAGTTCGAGACATTC